ATAAAGATTATGAAGAAAGATACAAAGAAGAAAACAAAATTACCAATTTAGGATTAGGTAGACTTAATAACTAAGCAACTTGTTCTTTAACGCCAATAGATTCCATTCGTTTTATTAAACGATTGGCTCTGTTGGTTACTTGTTTATGCCATCTTGAGTCTTCCATTTGAGTTGCAGCTTCCAACCAATCTTCTTCAGCTATGGCAGCACGAAATTTAACAAATTTGGATAAACGAGGTCTGCCCATATTAAACATCATATTGCATAAGATTAATTGCACTTCTTTAGGTAAATCATCAAAGTTATCAAATAACTTTTTGCATTCTTCTACTGTGCCGTGAACATCAGTTTGAAAACAATTATTAACTCTATCTTCTGATACTGGTGTGCCTACTGGCTTTTCGTATTCTTCATCCCATTCAGTAATAAGATGTCCTATACCATGCGTAGGCAAGCCTAAATGATCTAAATATATTTCGTACTTACATCCTTCGTCTTCTTTGAGTTCTTCTCTTAGTTGTTCTATATTCATTGTTGAAATAATTCTCCATATTGTTCTTTATTTACACTTAAAGGAGATAGTGTATTTCTTCTTCCAGCTATTGCTTGATCTTTAGGATTAATACCTAAAGAAGCACCAACTCCAGGTTGTGTTATGTCTATACCACCAATAGATGTATTTGAAGCTGGTGGTTGAATACTTTTTATACTATTTTGCATATTATTTGTTAGTTGAGATGTTACATTATTGATGCCAGAATTTTTTGCTACAGCTTGCAATTGTTTTTTAGTATCAGATATACCTTCTTCTATTAACCCTGATGCAGTTTGAGGCAATGCACTACTAAAAGCATCTGATACTGCTTCTAAAAACAATCTTTGTTGTTGTGGTGTTGGGTCTTTGCCATCAAGTTTTTTTGCTGCGTCTGATATTTGTTTAATAGCTTTTTTACCTGTAAACAATTGTCCAACTGCAAACATCTTAGCTATTCTTCCAACATTATTAAATACGTTAGCTAATATACCTGCGGCAACTAAATCTCCTTTTGGTATATTAGAAGATATTTTATTAAGTATTTGACCAAACTCTCTTATATTTTCTGCTGTTCCTGCTGTCACACCTTCGTTTGGAAATATAACATCTAATTTTTTGTTCTTATCTTGTTTTAAAATGTTTGTTGCTAATTTTTTCATAGAGTCTGCATTAGTAGCAGCTCCAACACCATCAACCATATTCTCAACAAAGAAGCCTCTTATTGTTTTAAGTTCTTCTGGACTATCTTTAAAATAATTCATAATAGCTCTTATATCGCCACGAGTAACTCCAGATGCAGTAACGGCATCTGCTGCTTCTATTGGATCTAATTTGTTTTGTCTAATTTTAGAAAAAACATTAGCGTTTCTAAGATTTGATGCTTGTTCAGCAATTTCTACAGCGCTTCTTAGTGAATTAACTACACCATCACCTAAATTAGCATCAATAGCTTTTTGTATTAAATCATCATCTAATTGAGTTATTTTTAAATTTTCAAATCTAGTTCCTAATGTTTTTAATTGATTGTATTTAGCTATACCAAATAACTCTACACCTGTTTCACCTAACTCATCTAATGATTTTATAAATTCATCGGGTTTAAATTTAGTAGGATCAATTGAATCAAAACCACTTCTTGATATAGAGCCTTTTAACCATTCTTTACCAATTTGGTCTTTAACACCATTGTAAGCTACGTCATCATTTAAAGCTGTTTTGAAGTTTTTTAATCCAGTGGCTTTGCCACCATTGCCAATTAATTTACTAGCGATACCTGTTATATCAGATGGCCTTGTTAATTTAAAATCAGCTCCACGCATTTTTTCTACTAATTCTTTAGTGGATATACTTGCTGATATATTGTCATATAGTTTTGCACCTTCTCTAAATTGTTGTCTTGCTCCTGGCAACAATTCTGATGCTATTCTTATTTTAGAAAAAGCACCCTCACCTAATTCTTTAGTTATTTCTTTTGTAAGAGAGTCAATATTAGATGTTAGCAACATATTGTTAAGTTTAATTGTTGCATTCTTCCATACCTCAGTAAGATTCATTGACCCATCTATTAATTCTTTTTGTGCTAATTCATCAGGCGTTTTAGGAGCGTTTCTTGTATCCCATAATTTTCTTCTTAATTGATAAATATCTGTAAAACTTGCTTTGTCTCCCAATGCCCTTAAATCAGCAACGAGATCCATACCAAGTTGACCTTCTGCTCTGGATAAATTGCCACCAGCAAGTGATGCAAATTTTGTTTCTGCGACATCGGCCACATCTTTAAGGATAGATGTTGGAAGTATTTTACCAGTTCCAATTGAAGTTTCTATTACTTCATTAATTGTTGCCCATTGTTGACTCATATTTAATTCATGGTTTTTAAATGAATTTTGAACAAAATTAAATAAATCATCATCTAAAGTTTTACTTGTTTGCAAACTTCCAGTTACAGCATCAGCAGATTCTTTTATTGCATTCATTATAGATTGTGATGCTGCTACTTGTTTCTTAGCTAACTCTTTTCCGAATGCTGATTCAAAATCAATAAACAATTGCCCTGCTGATTTATTACTTCCTTCTTCAGCACCTTCTTTAATAAATTTATTTAAAGCAGCCATTTCAGTTTGCATAGCTACGGCTATCTTTTGTGTACGAGGTGATGTGCCAATTACACTTTCTGATAATTGTTCAAACTTAGCAGCTATAGGACTCATTTTTAATTGTGCTTTTGTAGGTTGTAAGCCTCTTTCTATAGCTTTTCCAGTAATCCTTAGTTCTTCTTCACTTGCTTCTTTAATAAATTTTTTACCAGATGGTGCTATTGCTTTAAATGCTAATATAGGTAAACCGAACAATAGTTCGCCTCCAGCAGCAAAACTTCCTTCAACAAGTGCGTCTGTTGCTATATCACTTGCTGTTTGTTCTGAAACTCCAAAAAGACCTTCTCCTGCTTCTTCTACTAATGAACCAGCTCCACCACCAATAAAAGCACCAATAGCTCCACCTAATAACGTACCTATTCCTGGTGCTATGGCAGAACCAATAGCAGCACCTTTAACAGCTCCAGTAACACCAAAACCTAATTCTGGTAACATACCAGCAAGGTCTGAAAAATCATTTCTACTAAAACCTTCTTCATCAATTAATATATTTTTGTCTGTTTGAACACCAACCTTACTTGCTCCGCTTGGAGTCAAAGCAAGTCTACCTCTGTTATCTCTTGTGTAATCTGATGAACTAAAACCTTGTGCATTTAATATATTATCTTCTTCTGCTGCGTTTTCTGCTACAGATAATGCAGATCTTAACCCAGCATCTTGTATTCCAGATTCTGTATCAAAGTTTTGCTCGATTTGTTGAGCTTGATCTTGTTGTCCAGAACCCTTAGTTTCATTTAATAAATCTTCAAAAGTTTCATTTGTTTTATCAGGTGCAGAAAAGAATTGATTACGAATTGCATCAGACTCTTGTTGAGTTGGAGTATCGCCTTCTATTTCAACTTTAACTACGCCTTGTGGAGTTTCAACATCAATAATTGCCATTATGTGTTACCTTGAACATTAAATCTAAAGACATTATCTTCGCCTTTAACCATTGTAGAACCTTTTGCAGTAATGTTTGTTCTATCAATACTTATACCATGAGCGCCTAAATTATCATAAGAGTCTTTAATATTTGCTCTACCTTTGGTTACAATAAGTTTAAATAAATTACTTAATTTACTTCTTAATACTGCCTCATCACCTTCTAAGAAATTAACATCACCAACAATGTCTTTTACTAATTTTCTATCTGTATCTGACAATGTTTTACCAGATTCTTGTAATATATCGGCTGCGTTAGTTGCTTGTATTCTTGTAAGTATGGTTTTTATTTGTTTAACTGGATCAGTATCACCAATATCTAATCCAAAATTTCTAAGTGTTTGTTTAATAATAGATCTACTTTGATCTATTATATCTACATTTGTTTCATTTAATAATCCAGCAAGTTTTTTAAATTCTCCTGCGTTGTTTTCTACTTTTCTTTCCATGTTTTGAATCATGCCAATAACTCTTTTATTACTATCTATAAATAATGGCGAAGTTCCTGCTGGTGCAAAATTTCCATCTGGTAATTGAGCTTTAAAACTTAATCCTTTAGGCGCACCTGCAAACAATGGAATATCTGTACCTCCAGTTTGATAAAATTTATTTTTACCTGAAGCTGTTAATGCTGCTTTTGCATAATCTTTATAATAATCTGCATCAACAATTTCAAATTGTTCGTTAAATTTTGAATTTAAATCAAGATTGTTAAGCTCATAACTGTTTAATCTTTTTAATGTACCTTTACCACCTGCAATCATATTTGATAAAGACGCTGCACTTCCATCACCTTTTGGTATAATAAAATAACCCTTTCTATTCATAGCTTTTGCTTTGTCTGCTTTAGCGTTACTAAGTGCATAAGAACCAGCTTTGGCACGAATAGCCTTGGATTCTGCTACAGCTTTTCTAAAGTCAGGCATAGCAGCCTCACCTGCTTCTCCAACAGAAGTAAGCATTTTGCTTATATCAAATCCTTTACCTGCTCTATTCTGCATTAAAGCTAATCCAAAAGACATAAGAGCTTGTTTATTGTCTGGATCACCAGAAATATCTAAACCTGTAGCATCTCCAAACTCTTTTATATATTCATCATAATTTTTAGGTTTTGATTTTTTACCGTCACGAACTTGATTTAAAAAATCATTAAGTGCGCCAACAGTAGCTTTTTTAGCATTTGTATCAGCACCTTCAATTTCGTTTGCACTTCCAGCTTCTGTTAATTCTGCATCGGTATAACTGTCTGTATAATCAATATCGCTGTCTGGATCAGAAGTATCTATATTTTCTTTTTCTATTTGCTCTTTTATTTTATTTACAGTATCTGCATTAGCAGAATCACCAGCATTAAAAGCTCTAGGATCTGGAACATTTTCACCTAAAGTTGCAGAATTAATTTGGTCTGTTAAAGCCTGTTGTCCAGCTTCTGTAAATATATCCATCCCTGCTACATCAGACATTGTTTGTGCGCCAGTTACATTGTTTCCTACTCTAAAAGGAGAATTTTCATTTGGTAAAAACATTTCAGAACCTGGACCTATTTCTCCTCTCCTAAGTTTTTGACCTATTCTTTTTTGAAATGAATCGTCTGATTCTTGACCTGCATAATCACTAATTATGTTTCCAGATGGGTCTGTAAAAGCTGATATTATACCAGCCCCGCCTCTTATCGCATTGAAACCATCTATACCAAGATTACCTAAACCTTTTAAACCAGAAATAAATTTAGTGTCACCTATTTCTGATTGAATTTGACCTGGTTTTGGCATAAATTTATCTTTTAAAGCACCTTTGCCCTCTAATCCTAAAGCATACTGTTCTGCTATTTCATTAAAAGTTTTTGGTCTACCAAGTGCTTTTAACAATGTATCTGTATCACCTATGTTTAATCCAGATATACCTTGATTTTTAGGGGCCATTATCTATTTCCTATTTATCTGTTGTACCACCATAAGGTGCTACTTGAGATAGTGTTGTGTAAGCACCTACACCCTGTAAGAATGGATTAGCAGAAGGTGTTGCAGTTTGCGTAAACGTAGAAGGTATACTTGCACTTGGAGAACCTGCTATTAAGTTTTGACCTATTTGCAGTCTTGTGTAAGGGTCTTGCAAGCCCTGCATTTGATTTTGTCTTTGAGCGTCTAATTGTGCTTGTTCTTGTGATTGTCTCATTGCACCCAATTGACTTAATTGAGATACATCAGCTTGACCTAGAGCTTGGTTTAATCGACCCAAATCTGACGTTGTGCCAGCTAAAGTTCCAAACGCTTGACCAATACCCCCTGATAATCTTCCAGCGTCTTGAGCGGCTTTTTGAGCTTGTGCATAATTAGCTGATATTAACTTTGAAAGGGTATCTGATTTAACTTGTTGTAAACCTCTACTTGTTTCGGCTCTTTGAACACCTTCACGACCTCCACCAAAAGCACCAGATTGTATCGCTGAAGACGCATCTTTTTGTCTTTGTCTTTCACCTTGTCTATTAATTTCACCCATTGCCGCATCAATAACATTTTGCTGATAAGGGTTCATAAATTGATTCACAGCATCTGGCTGTAAAAAACCTAGTCCACTTGTTAACGCTTGTTGAGCCGCAAGTGATTGATTAGACGCTCCTTCCATAAAAGGTCGGTAAGCACCTGTCATTTGTTCGCCTAACCCTATCGCAGAAGAACGAAGCGGGTCCATTCCTGCTATTTGGTAATCAGGTAAATTTAACGGAGAGTCTAATAAGCCTGGAGTTGTTTGCGTTGCACCATCAAACTCACCAAAACCAGTGTTTAATAGACGTTTTTGTAGACCTTCAAGTTCAGGAGGTAATCTTTGTATATTTTCAACGGTTTGAACTGCCATTATGCCCTAGCCTCCAATTGATTCATCATATTATAGGCTTTTTGTATACCTTTTCTTTGGTTTCCACCACCTAATCCTTTTACTGCATCTTTAGTCAGCACAAACTCTCCAGCCATAAGCATAGCGGGAACATCATCTTTACGTCCAGAACCTTCGCTTGGATCTATACCACCATTTCTACGAGGGAAACTCATTTCTCCACCCATGTTAGCATATGTTATACCACCAAGTTTACCGCCAGGACCTCCAGCTCCAAAAGGTCTTCTTTCAAATTCTGTTCTTTGATCTTCGTCTTCGTCATCACCTGACAATAATTGCATTAATAACCCAGCACTTAGACCTTGACCTAAACCTGAATTTAAAAAATTACTTAAAAACCCACCAGATTTGGATGCACCTTGAACATTTTGATTTGCAAGATCAGTTGCTGTTTTGCTTGTAGCATCAACCATTCCTGCTGCTATATCTTGATTACGAGAAGTATTTTGTCCAAGTAATTTTGCAGTTGTTCCAGCTTTTCCAGCACCAGTTTGTGTTGCTTGTGAACCTGCACCCTCAAACATAGCACCAAGACCACCAGATAATAATCCAGTCATCAAAGCGTCTTTTGTTTTGCCACCACCTAACTTACTTGCTAAAGCACCAGTTCCTGCTCTTAATAAGAAAGGGCTTATGCCTCCAAGTGCAGTTCCAGCGGCTAATTGAGGAGCAAATGCTGATAAAGCAATAGGAGCTAATTGTTTAACAAGTTTACCTAAATCAAAGTATTCTTGTTGTCCTGTCATTGGATTTATACTATTTTGTCCAGACCCAACCATTTGTCTTTGTGGGTCAACACCTTGATTTTGAAAGGCTTGATTTAAACCCATGTTTAATTGTGGGTTTTGTTGCAATACAGATTGAGGAACAATCATTTCACCAGATTGTGCATGTACCATTTGGTTATCACCAAAGCGACCCATGTTATTTATACCCGAATAATTGTTCGGTGTTTGTTGATTTTGAAACATGTTATTATTCCCCATATTGTTCATAGGAGAGTAATTATTAGGTGCTGTTTGAGCTTGAAACATGTTATTTTGCATATTTAATCCTTATTAACACTAAAATTTTAACATTATTTACTATCTAGCACAAGGCTATAACTTTATTAACTTACGGCTACCGTTACTGTTCCTACAGAAGATGTCGCAAAAACTGCTCCTGTAAGAGCTTGACCTCCTTCTAATATTTTTAAAAAACCACCATCCGCAACATAAATATCACCTATATTAAATATGTTACCAGTGCCAGTATTAGGGATTGATTGAAAATTAAGTTGAGGGTTTTGCAATTGATTTATTATAACCTCTAAAGACCTTACTAAATCACTTAAATAGCCAACTGTTATTTCATCTGGAGGAGTAGGTAATCTAGGAAATGGTATAATGTTATTAGCCATTATCTCCTACCATCTGGTCTAGCATCAATTCTAGTTGACCCTAGCCTCCAACGAACACCTAAATCTGTAGACGCTAAAGAAATATTAAATGATCGACCTCTAACTCTTATATCAGCCTTATTTGTCCATTGTTCAAAGGGAACGGTGCTTGTTGAAATGGCTGTTCTTGTTACAGCACTAGTATCTGCTTGCAAATAATCCCCTCCTGGAAAATTACGACCTTCAATAGTTATATTAACGGATGGATTGTTAACAGTAGAACCATTAAATGTTATATCAGGTATTAGTCGGCTAATAAAAGAAAACCTATCGCCTTCGCCAAAATCAATTTGACTTGATTCAATATTAGCGTTTAAGGCAGAACCATCATCATCGTATCCCTTTTCGTGATTATAGACAAGTCCATCTGCTGTAGCTATAGGAAAATCTCTTAATCCTCTATCTATCCAAGCTGATCTTTTGAGATTGCCATAATACCACAATTGTTCGTTATAATTATAAATAACATATTTGTCATTTTGTCCATCTCCACCATTAGCTGTAGAATTAGAATTAGATGGATAAAACCAAATTACTTCTCCAAATTCTGAATTTACACCAGCAAAAATTTTATCTAATTGATTTTTATTCATATCAAAAAATACTTCTTCTTTTACAGTGCAAGGTATTTGCTTAACTCTACCATCGTAAATGTAAAAAGAATTTTTCCCCATCCAAAGAATTATATCTTCAACAGCCACGACTGCATTAGGTCCTGCAATGGTAATATGTGAAGCAACGGGAGTTATCCCAAATGTAAATGGAGGACCTATGAACCTCATAGAATGAAGTGAGTTGTCAGTCCAAATAACAATCTCTCTTTTAGTTTGTATAGCTCTTATAAATTTAGAACCAGAACCAATTCTTAAATCACCCGCTGTATTTGATGCTGTTGGTGTCCAATCAGTTAATGATTCTTGATTAGAAAAACGTATTAGTAATGGATCTTGAACTCCTCCTCCACCTATGGCATCACAACCAAATGCAATAACATGTCTGTCTGAATCAGAAACCATTATTTGAGTAACAAGACTAGGTGCGTCAGTGGAATTACCAATTGTTGAAATTTCAATTGCTCTTGCAGTCAATCCTTCTGTTTTCTGCCAATAATAAACTGCTCCGTTTCTAGGATTAATAAGTAAGTCTTCTCCAAAATTATCATGCGACCATAAACGTAAAGCACCAACGGTTGTTAAATCTGCTCCAGAACCCCATGTTCCTCTAGCCCAAGCTCCAGCACCCCAACCAGTTCCACCAATTTCAGTATCTAAGCCGACACTTATTTGATAAACAGCGTCACTACCTGAACCACTATTACCCGAATCACTACCATTTGCAGCGGCACTAACTTCAAAAGTAAATGTGTTTGCCGTAAGAACGCTTGTTATTTGATGCTCTGCATTTAATACGGCTGCTGTAACAACTCCACCTAAAGAAGCAGCTCCCGCTATTGTTACAAAGTCACCTTCAGATGCTCCATGAGAACTATCTGTTGCTGTTATTACTTTTGAGCCATTAGTTGCAGCAAAAACAATACCATTAGTTGTTGTTGCCCTAATCGGTGTAATATCAAAAAAAGCTCCTCCTTCTTCTATATAGTATTTTAAATGAGTGCCTAATCCTAGATAATCAGACCCATCTAACGCTATCCAATTTTTTAATGCTCTTGCTGATCCTTGATAAGTTGCTTCTGAAAACTTTTCCCAGCCACCTATTTTTTCAGGAAAGCCAAGACGAAAACGTATTTTATCACCATCTACCCAGCCACCTTCGTTAGAGTAAGCTGTAACATCTCTATTTATTCCTGGTTTAATTTGTAATTTTGTTAAGGCCATTAAAAACCCTCTTTTTTAAGAACTATATTTAGGCATATTTTCATTAGGAAATGTCTGCCCTGCACTTGGCTTGCCATAAGATGTAAATTTCTGTGCATTACCATCGCTTGATACTCCTGTTAAGGATACGACTGCTTCATCTCCACAGTTACTATGACTTTCTGATAACTTAAATGTGTTGGTTGCTGTTGCTATTACATAGTAAGTTGTTTGATTAACTAAACCACCTATAACTGCTGCCACCTCATCATCAGAGTTAACACCTACATCATAATAAACTTGTTC